ATTTCGACCTTAACTAAAATTGCTGTGTGATGCTACGTTTATACGAAATTTTTGCGCCTTTGCAGAAGGCTTTTTTGCTTTGTTTAAAAGTGCTGATTATCATGTATTACGCTTTCACACTTACCTCAACGGGATCTCAAATGTTTCAACATAATTGTCAAACGACCCCTGTATTCTAAACGTCGCGGTTGCTACATTAGGGCTTGGATTTGATGTGCTTAACAGCATTACAGCTCTAAATCTTGTATCTTGCAACACAGCGTCTCTAACAACTTGACATATTTTTGTCCGAAAAAATGCATATCCTCTGCCTTTAAATTGCGCAACCTCAATGGCCTCATTAGGCAAATTGTTGGGATACGCATGTCTTTCCGTATTGACGATGTGGTATAGTGCTTGCCTTTCCGCTTCTTTCGCTTCAACGAATCCGTCAAGACGGCTTTCGTCAGGTTCGCTTGAGTCAACCACACCTATATACCCAAAAGTTAAAGTTGGCGCGATTCTTGTTATTAAAGGTCTCGCTAAATCGTCTCTTAATCCGGGTATCATGATTTACCCCCTTAGCAAATCAGTGTCGAACGCTCGTTCAAGCTGCTCCGCAACCATGCTGCACGCATATTGTCCAGCCAGTTGCGCAAGCCGCTCTTCATTCATTCCCGGTGTGGCATTTACCACTATTGCGCCGGGAGATAGATTAACCTCGGCTGCCCGGTACTGATATGCGCCGCCCATGTAATCACGCCTCGAAACATCTTCTTTAAGGCGCATTATTTCTTCTCGTATTCCATCATTTGCAGGATCCGAGACCAATGCTGCCCTCCCTCGTGACGTTCCTACGGTATCTGCGCCACGTTGCACACCGACCCTTGCCGCTCCGGCTCTCGCAGATGCTGTTATATCACGCATTCCGCTGATCATTGTATTTATTCGATTGAAATCAGCTTCGCTTACAGCTCCGGTTTCAACGGCGGCTGATAATGCCATCATTCTTGCGCTTGCAAGCTCTCGGTAGCTGTTCGCAAGATTGTCCACAATGTTTGTGTGCACGCCCATGACATTTCCCTCTGCGTCAAGCACGGTTATCATGTCAAGCAGGGCGTTTTTTTGACGGTAGAAAAGTAATTCCATTTGCGCCTGTGTCAATTCATAAACGGCATCTTCAACATCTTTTAATGCGCCGTATTCATTAAACAAAAATGCGAGCATTTCAGGTGCCATAGTCATAATTTCGTTAAATTGATCTAATGTAACGCCATAGCTTGTGTTGACTGCGTTTAGCACCTCTGTAAGCGACACGTGAGCGCTTCTCACGCTATCCGCAGCAGAATATATATCACGGTATGATCTCAGCACATGTCTGCGCATTTGTTGTGTAGCTGCTCCAAATGCACGGCTAACAGCCGCCGACCGCTCAACGCTGTCATTAAATATTTGCAGTTGCATCTCAGCGGTTATTATTGTACGCTCAAAATCCCCCATAGAGGACGCTGTGTTATCGACACTTTCTGACAGCGCATTAAAATCTCGCATTAGCGCCTCAATATATCCCGCTTCGGCTTCATGACCTAAGGCTCGCATTATGTCAACAAGCCCAGCCCATTCTGCGATGGTTTCGCCAACGCTTAGCGAAGCATCATTATAGTCTTCAAGCTGTTTTCTAAGGTTGTCGTAAAGGCTTGCTTGCTCCACCCAAATTTGCTGGAGTCCTACAAATCCATGCTCCTGCGTTTCTATCCAATCTTGGACAACTTCTCTTCCAAATATTTCATTTATGGACGCCTCTATAGCCTCCCTTTGCGCTATGTTTGCGATATTGCTAAGTAGCGTAGCGTGCTCTTGCAGCGCCTCATTTTCTTTTTTTATTCTATTTACTAGCGCATCACTTGCTCCAAGCGCTGTCAACCGGGTCATTTCATAAACATTTTCTTGTATTGACTTCGTTAACCGCTCGCTTTCGTTTGCTAGGTACCCAGATCGCCGCAGCAAATCGTCAACTGCGGGAACTGCTTCCCCCTCAGTTTCGCTACCCATTAATCGTATAGCGCTAACAATACCCATTACTGCCGTGGCTAATAATGTGATTGGCCCAAGCGCTGCTACAAGTTTAACTGCCGCTGGGGTCGTTGCATTTATTCCACGCTTTAATTGCGTGATCCCTATAACAGATTGCCCTATGGATCTAGGCAATAACCCAAATGCGCCAAGCATCCTGCTCACACCCTGCGTCATCTGCTGTATGCCTCTTGCAGATGATGCGGATGATTTCCCCACATTCTCGATTGCTACGGAAACCTCTTCAATTGATTCGGCTTTGCCTTGCACCGCTTCGGAAACCTCTTTAATCGCTTCGGCGGCTTCTTCCATGGCTTCTGACGTTTCTTCGGCTATCTCGGCCATAGCTCCGTTGATTCCTTTTATAGCGCCAGCAAATTCTTCCACTTTCACTTTTGTCAAGTCGATCCAGTCGATGATTTCGCTTGCCGCTTCCGGAAGCTCTTCAAGCGCGCTGTACACATCTTTTAGATTTTCTTTTATAGTTTTAAGGGCGGCAGATGCTTGATCATCAATTTGGATAGTGTTTTTTATAATCGCCATGCTTACCGCCCCTCCAACTGCTCTTCAATTTCTTTATTTCTCCGGGCTTCGCTTTCTAAAATCGGGTCAATTGCGGCAATTGCCAAAGCTTGATCAAATGGGGAAAGCTCTAAAAACTCATGGGGGAATTTATGATAAACTCTTGCGCACTGGAATGCATAAAAGCCTAAAACATCATAAAGCTCCCCGGTATCTTTATACTCTCCCCAGCCTAGTTTTTTAGGGACTCACTCATTTCTACTACTGCCTCAACATCCTCTTGATTTTGCTTTGGCAAGTATTTAATGATTTCAGAATACACTTTGGTTACTGAAGGTGTGTCAAAGTATGTATTGACAAGCTCAATCTTGTCAGACACGCCAAAGTCATACAAGTCCGCTTCGTCAAGCTCTGAAATCCACACAACATGGTCTGCCAAAACTTGTACAATAAACTCTGCGTACTCTTGCCCACTCTCTGTGCGTAAAACTCCCATTCTTATATGCTCCATTGGAGTCAGCGGTGTAATATCAAGTTCAGTTTCATCGCCTCTGATTGTTACAGATATCGTTTTCGGTCTTCTAAGCTCCTGAGCTTTTCGTAATTGCGATATGTATAGCTCATTTGACTTTACTCTCATTTCGTCTCCTTAAAATACAGGCCTGAATTGCTGCAAGACAACTTTTGCATCAGCTGGTGCATAAAATGTTGCTTGACCAGTTCTAAATGATGTTGCACTAGAGTCAGAGTTTTCATAATCTGTGTGTTCTAGCATATGGCAGTCGTTGTATCTGACCGCACGACCGCCATTTAATCGCAAGCTCCGGGCATCTCTCGTTGACGACACCAGCGATAAATACCTTTTATTTCCGTTTAATTTGTCTGTTTCAATTTGCTCCCAATATCCGCCGTCAGAACCGACCAAGTACGTTATTGTGATTATGTAATTTTGAAGTGTGCGATCCTCATACTGACCGCCACCGTGAATATTTGCAGATATTGTGGAATATTGCGGGGCAACATTAAATGTCAAAATTTCACCCCGGATCGCAGACGGTAAGCCGTCTTCTGCAATCTCAACAAGAAATTCTGATTGACGATTCGCCGCATCACCTACCACGCGATGATGCGGATTTAATTTTTTTGGCATGGTCTACCTCCTAGCCTGCCCACGTAATGCCCATATTAAAGCGAATATGCTCAATGGCATTTACGTACATAATATTTCGCAGGTCTGCAATTGCGCCTCTTGGATCATTCGGGTCATAACTTACAGTGATTTTGCTTTCGTCATGATCGGTCATAATTCCCTCAGATTCTTGGCGTGTCAAAAGATGATCGACATCACCACGTATAGCGATAAGTCCATCATCATTTCTTGGCGTGCGGCTCTGATGCTGCGTTCTCCACATCGTGTTCCAGCGTGTTTTTGTGTCATTAATCCCTCTTTTTGTTTGATTAAATCTCCACTGAATATTTTTATCAGGCACAATTGACACAAAGCTATTTACGTCCTGCTGTAATTGATATGTGCCATCGTCAGCTTCTACAATTACTTGCAGTCCTCTGGCATCATCGTCAATCTGTTGGCGTGGAGTTCTAACAGGTCTAACATTTGTCACGTTTTGGATTGTTCGACTTGATGTGGTTGCATTTGGTGACGCTCCCGCAGATCTTCCGGCAAACAATCTGACTGTATTTTCAGCCCCGAGCCAATATGAGGATATCCATTCAGCATCTTGACATATGACATCAATCTGGTCGCTGTCCATCCCGGCATTTTCGTCACTAAATAGCCCCGCAACAACGCCATGGCGCTCTTCGTTTTTGTCGTTGTTTAACTGCCTTAGCCATGACCTAAAGACTGACCTGGACTGTGCGTATCCGTCATCTTCCGGGTCTATTGATAACGCAATTGTGTGCCATGCTGTAGTACTTGCTTTATCTAAAAATTCTTGCAGCCTTTCGCTTTTTGTCCCGACATCGCCATTATCACCACCGGAAAGTCTGCTAGCGCCAAGTCGCAATTGCGCCACTGAACTATTCGGATCTGCAACGGTATCTATAAGCATGTTATCTTTGCATAATTCAATTAGCTGCGCTGTACTTACCGCAACAGTCTCTTCCGTCATTGTGGCGCCCGGAAGTGTTTGAACATACATTCGTTGCGTTCCGAAAAATGTAATAATTGTGACGGTGTTTGACTCATGCGTTACAGATACGGTGATATTATCCCCTGCTGTTCCATATCGCTTAGCCATCCAATTTTCTGACCCAGATTTTTCCCCACCTGTATTTTGCGGGTATATTTTCCCAATCATTGCGCCAAAAGTGTCCGATCCGGTTTGAGAATTTTCCATTAACGCCAATAAGCTTCTTTGGGCTTTGCGCTCCGCCTCTATGTTTGGATCAATTTCTGTTGGTAAAATTCGTGCTGCGGAAGTTCCAAGTTTTGTTATCGCATATGCGGAATTCCATTCCCGCACATGAATATCTACAAGCTCGTCAGGCATAAACCACGTCAGCGGCATCATGTCAATTACAATCCCCCGCTGACTTTCGGGTGACATCGGTCTAACTTCCGAAAATATATTGTACGTTATTCCCGGAAGCGGCAAGGGAAATGGGATTCTGCTCATAATTTCCTCCAATCTATTTTTAGGTATTAAAAAAGCACCCTAAGTGCTTATATGCTTATAAAATTCTGTCGCATTGACAAAAATTCTCGTCCGTATTCAGTTTCGCGAAGAAACGCATCATTTAACGCTAAATTCACACTATTGACAGCATAGCTTTCTGATGCTCCATCCTCAGATATGCTTGTGACTTGTCCGGGAGTATCTGCATATTGCTCTGCAAGGGCATTCATTTTAACCCAATGTGCGATTAGGGCAATAACAGCCTGCGGAACAAGTCCTCTAAATTGTTTTCGGCCAACACGTGGCCTTGCGAATTCTGCAAGCTCTCAAATTCTGTCATCAGGCACATTTGAAAACTCTCTGTATCTTCGCCGGAATAATGGCAATTCGGAACAATCACCAAAATTTGGAGGGATTCCACCGCCTTGATTATCTTTGCCTGTAAATGGTATAACGTATTTCATCTTATTCCCCCATGTGCAATCCGGGTATGCACCTACACCCCCAATCGCCACCATCCCGACCGGACCTGCCCGGTAAAATTGACTGCCCGTTATCCCCAGCTCCTACCGCACCAAAATCCCAATAAAATACTTTCCCATGTAACTTTTCGTGACTGAGCCTGACAAGACCGTCCTTCATCGTTATCCACACAAATTTTTCGAATCCAAAATACTTGTGTGCAAACTCACACAAGTCAGCATACAGACTATAGGTTCGTCCCTTTGCGCCATTTTCAGCCTTGCGCTCCATGATTCCAGAAATTACATGCAATCCGCGCATAATTGCCGTAGCGGACACACCCACTTGCAATTGATCTAAAATTAATGATCGTATGCGCTCATCATAATCGTCAACAAATGTGGATTGAAGATATTCGACCTGCTCGTCTTCGTACTCTTCAATACTTTCGGAAATTTCAGTTGATACACTTGTCAGGTTATCATAAACATCCGGCACAACATACCCAATTTCGTTAAGTATTTCTTGCACCATGATTTTTCGCTGAGTGCGGCTTAACGCCTCCGTAAATCTATGCACGATATCGTGCATAAGGTCATCCGAATAAATGTCATCAATTTGATCCATGACAAGATCAATCTCGTGATCAATTAGCTTTGTGTATCTCAAAAGCAAATCTTCTAAACTTGAATTCGCCTTTAGGAATTTTGATTTTTTTGCATAATATTCCCTAATGATTGGTGCTATTTTTGATTTATACGCGCCCATCATTAGTCTATGCATTTTTTTTGCACGACTGCGGAGGACTTTAGAATATTCCTCCGCAACTGCGTCTATCGGATAATACAGCTTTTCGTTAACCTTCTGATTGCTCCGATTCATTTTGATCACTTCCCGGATTTGATTCTCCCGGACGAGTCCGTCTGCCTCTTTGCTTCGATTCATTTTGATCACTTCCCGGCTTCTGTTCGTGGTCTGCAATCTTTTCAAATTTTTTGGGAAACAGTTTCAGTTCGTATGGATAAGGATCAATCTCATCACCCGGTTTAAAGCTTTCTGTTCCGGTTGGCGTGACTCTAGCGTGGTAAGATAGTACTCGATACATTAAGCTACCTCCTGACCTTGATCAAAGACTGCGTTGACAATTCCTAATGTATTGTCTTGCCTTGCCTTAATTCTGGGGGCCATTGCGGTCATGATTTTAAAGTTAACGACCATGCCACCCTTTTCATCCCATTCGACAGGGGTTAATTCTTGACCTACCGCAAGGTCAATCGTTTCGTTGTCCATTTGCACAAGTGACATATGACCTTTTGGCATACGACTAGACACTCTGATTTTGCTGATTAAGTCAATCTCTTCCAGATAAGTTTTCAGAAGCTTGCCGTTTGTATTTGGAATCATCTTGTACAAAATGGTACTTAATCCAGTTGGTACATATAGGTTATATGGGCCGTTAAAATCTTTATCATCTTGTGCTTGGATCATTGCCAAAATCATATCCGCTGCGGTTTCTGGCGTAAACGCAAGCAAGTTGCCGACTCCATCGTCCAATGTCATTGATGTTGCTGCCGGATGCGTCATAATTCCGTAAATGTTCGACCCCAAAAACTTTCCGCGATATCCATTTATCGTAAGATCTTCCATCATTACGCCAACTTTTCTGGCCGCCGCATCTGAGTTTGTTTTGTCAATTGGCGCTTTTGATTCCTTTGCCGCTGCCAATTGTCTTACTCCGAGCCTAAAATCTTTATGAATTACCGGTACTGGTACTCTTTCGGTCTCAAAGTTGATTAGGTCTCTTTCACCCTCAGATTCAGGCTCCATGCTTACATTTGCCGGAGACATATCACCGGAGGTTGTCCACTCGCTTATTGTTTTGCCAAGTCCACCGACATCATGCGTTAATCCGGCATCAATAAGATCCTGCACAAGCACAAGTCGTTCTTGCGCAAGTGCAATGATCCGGTCGTCAAGGTCTTTCCACTCTTCATGTGGCAAAACCACATTTGTTCTAAGGCAATTCAGATCCATATTGTTGACTAATAAGCGTCTCGCTGCGCCGCCTACAAGTCCGTTAGTTGCCAGCATTTGTTCTACGGTCATTTATAGTACCTCCATCAATATGAATGTTGGCTTGTCGGCATTAACAACCACATTCGCTTCTCTTGCAATTCCAATCGGAGCGCCACCAGCTGTCACCCATCCGGGATTAGCTGGATCAAGCCCAAGCTCATCACCCTCAACAATATTTGCAGATTCTGCAACTCTTACATTTGCTAAATCGCCCTTTCTGAAATATAGCACATTTGCTTGATCACCCTCGTTGACCTCTGAAACCAAATTCATTCCGTCAGTGCTGGCCAAATCAAGTACGCCAAACCCCAGTGAGTTATTGGTCGCGGCCACAATTGCGCCGGTATCGCCACGCACAGCTTGCGACACGCCCGGATCATCACGATATGGCACAACAACACTTCCGGGTGTAAGCGGTGTGTCACCCATGTATAGTGCTTCACGCTTTATTGCATTCCCCGCAACATTTATAACGTTATATGACGTATTTGCGTCTCGTCTTACTCTCCTAGGCATTATTTGTCCGCCTTTCTTTTGTAAATATTATTGGTCATTGGCGTATAGCCCTTGTCCTCTTCTTTGTTTGTTTGCATTCCTCTGATTCCGTAATCCGGAATTTCAAGGCGTAACGAAGACATGACTTTTTCAAGCTGAGTTGTGGGCATTGTGTTCAGCTCATTTTGAGTCCATTGTCTATTTGCAACCATAATTGACTTAACCATGTTGTGGCGGTGTGTTTTCAGCCATTTTTCCTGTTGGATCATAGATGCTCTTAGATCAGGATCTGGAATTGACTGAATATACTGCGCATTAGATTTAATCTCTTTTCGCTTCGCTTTTGCTGTTTCAAGCTTTTTGACCGTGACATCTTCGTCATCATCGCCCTCATAATTTTCGGCCATATCGCTTGTATCCATGTTCGCTTCAAGGTCTTCAAAATTATCATCAGTGCTAGAAACATATTGCTCGCAATATGAAATAATCTCCTGAAAATAGGAGATATAATCATGACAATCTTGAATTACTTCTTGCAAATATGTTTCACCTTGTGGATCTTGCGCCGTGTAGTCTACTTTCGCCTGAATTTCCGGAGTCTCAAGCTCCGCATATTCGTACACATCCATGTAATCATGTATGCCCTCTGGGTCATATTGATTTAATTCTGTGTATAAACTTTCGTATCCCTCCGCATAATTGTTTCGCATATTTAACTTTTGTGCAGGAGGTCTTTTGTTTTGCTTCTTGTTTTTACCAAATGGCATTTTTTTATTTCCTCGCTTTCTATTGTTGGTTGCTTCTTTTCCGTATGGCACTGCGTACCACTTCCATGTGTATTGCTTTTCGCCGGGTTTGCTGTAATATCTGTATCCATCTTGCTTAAACTGATACGACATGCCGTTGCTCCAAGCGTTATATTGCGCTTGGCTGATGACAGTCGCCGATGTTCCTTTAAATTCCCCAGATGATATTTTTGTTGTTTTTTCATTTTGCGCAATTGGCGCTACGCCTTTCGGCTCTCGCCTAATTTGCTTTGGTGTTGGATGGCGTGCCGTTGGTTTTGGTGGCGCTTTTATGGTTTCGGGTAAATCAGCATACATTTTTGATGGGATGACCGATGTTGCTGATTTTTCAAGCGTCACATTTCCGGTCGCTTTATCAAAAAGATACTGGACTTTATAAAATCCAGCATCTTTCTTTTCAAAAACAGCATACTCTTGCCCATCATCCACATCGTAATACAGCTCAGATATCTCTTTTATGTCTGGGTGGATTTTTTGAATCTCGCCAAGAACGGTTTCTGCCAGCATTATTTGTGATTTAACCGCATTTGCTGAAACGAAACTTGTTTGACGCTCAACTTTTGACTCCCACCCGGAAAGACTTATATCCCCATTGTCTGATATTGTGTAGTCTTGCCTATAATAATCTGGATCACGATAAACAACCGCTCCATTGCTATCTGTTTTTTGCTTTTCATATATTACGAAATGAGTTTCTTTTTCTGTGTCATACAAATTACTGTGCGTATAATAGACACTGGGGTCTCGCTCCTGTAACGCCACATTTAATTTCTCCATGATATTGACTTGATCGTTATTTTTTAGCAATGCATTTTTTATAGTGTCTAATGCTGCCATAACGGGATTTCTGCTATTATGTCGTATCCCTGCGCCATCCTCCCAACTACATGCACCGACATCTCCGGGAAGCAGCGCCAAATGGTCTGGCAAAATGTCACGTTGAACCGCAGTGTACTCAACCTCATTATGATTTCCGCTGATAGACTGTGGGGAATTTACAAAATACCCTGTAGACACTTCTAGGCATTTGTTTTTCAAAATCATGTCATATGCGGCTTTGGTTTCTTTGTTTTTTGACATCTTGGCGATATCAAGCCAAGCTTCTCCCTTTAACTTGGTTGTTTCCGGGTCATAGCTGACGTTGAAAATTCGCCCCACCTCATAATCTGGGATACTATCCGGACTATTGGCGGTAACATCATCACCATCGCAGCTTTTGGGATGATGGCACACCACCGGCCTTCCATTCCACCCCGGCACAGATTTTTCAATCTCATCAGCTGGCAGAAATTCGCCGTTTAGCACCTGCTCACGCACCATCACAACTGGTGCAACCAGATATTTAACACCATCAAGTGTTTTGCGCTGTAGGTTTAATTTTTCATTTACGTACAATTTACTCTTGGTGCTCAGTCCGCAATCGCCTCTTGCATTCCGCTTGATTCTCAATATATACTCCTCTCCCAAAGGCTCTGATCTATCGTCAAGAATATCTTGCGCCGTAACCTCAAGACTTAATATCTTTCCACCATCTCCGGCATAATCTTTTGCCAATTGAGGATTTGTTGTTACAAAATCTCCAGACACAATGTCATCACCAGCAAATTGAGGCACGCCACGATACACAGTTACAGGCTCATTAGGATTAAGCCCCGACGTCTCGCTGAATGGAACTATATTCGCTCCAAGTGGCGCGCTCGCCCTGTCTTCCGCTGTGTAATCAACAAAAACTCCTCCTGTTGGGTTTAGGTCAGTTATTGGGGCTAAGTCTTTTGACTTGTCTCCAAAAGCCTGCGCCAAGGATTGCCCATCATGCTCCCCCCCCATCCCCCCTATTATGATTTCGTCATCATCAATCAGTATTCGCGCTCCATTAGGTAAAGTCACCCATCTTTCATTTTTCTTTAGTCTACTCACAGCGCAATTCACCGCCCTTGTAAATAGGATCAATCTCGAGCGCTTTGAGCAATTCATTAAAGCGCCCGTCATCTTTCCTGAAATCTTTTAACTTTTTTCTCCAATCCCTCTTGTGCGTTGTGAATGCGCACGCCCATGATTTGTTTTTCGCACACGACTCAGAGTGTTCGCAAAACTTAACAGCATTAACCCTACTTGTTACAAACAGATTCGATTTGTTAAATTTCCCGCTTTTAAAAATGAGATACACAACAGCCTCAGCTTCGTCCGCCTCATAATCAAAAACATCACCGTCTTTTACTTTCCAACCATCACTCATCGCGAGCGCCCCCAAAAGCACACACTTCCTGACATTCAGGCGTGCACGGCTTACATTCATCTGTACAAAGCTCACATGGACAAATTGTTTCGCCTGACATTTTGATCACCTCATTTTTTCATATAAAAAAAAGCCGCCAACCCTGTTAAGGATTGACGGCTCATAGGCTCAGCTTTATTTAATTATCTCGCACTATGTGTTATCGGCGCAGATTTGCGCATGTTGGATTTCTGGCGAAGCTGCTCTTTCCGAAGGCTGGCAAATTCGTCCTTTTCTTCTTGGGTTTCTTCATAATCTTGCCCAGTGCGCTTGCACTTTGCAGCATACTCTACCCATTCTTTTTCTGTTGCCATACTTAACCCCTCCTAAATTTCTCAAATGCGGCACCCTCAAGTGCCAAATATTGACCCATTGGTTCAAATCCCAAATGTCGATAGATCGGTATGCTTTTTGTTGTTGGCGTTAGGTAAACCATATCAACGCCTTGGTCAACAGCCTGCGACACGGCATCCGCAATTAAGGCGCGCCCTGACCCTTTATGGATTGCCCCTTTCCCATCAGCATCAGCTCCAGCGGATTCAAGTAAATTTATAAATACCCCACCATTGGATTTGTCTTGTGAATTAAATCTTGTAGACACAAGACCCGCAAGTTCACCATCAACTTCAAGTGCAGTTATTTTGGTTTCTTTGTTCCGAGCTTCTTTCTCCCAATCAAAATTCTTAAACTCTTTTGTGTTCGCTTTGGTGGGCTTAAAGTCTTTCTTTAGCTCTCTTGCAGGCACTCCACTTTCCTTGGTTTCGCCCTGAATCTTTTCGCCGACTTCACCTTGTAGATTCCCATCATCATCCACCAAAACTGGTGTGCCTTTGACCGTTATCCAGTGCTCATTTATTATATCACAATTTGCCTGATTTTGCAACGTGTTCGCGTCATTATCTGCGCAATGCTTAATTGCAACCGATGTTCGAAAAACCATATCTTAAAACGCCCTAACTCCAGCATTATTGTCTTTGCTCAACGTCTTCTTTAGCTCACCATACTCCTCATGCACCCAATTTGGAGCATCAGCTAATGGCACAGCATTAAATATCTGGCTAGATTCATCAAAAGAATCATATCCCTTATCAATAAATTGTGGAATGTTTAACATTAAACCACCTGCCAATCTTCTATATTCTTGCATTATTGCCTGACTTAGCGAATTTGCATTATTGCCATTAACCCTAACATCTGTAAATGCTTCCGCAAAAGTCTCAGATGGCTTAGCAGATGCATATCTACTTATTGATACAGTTCGCATTGCGTTTTGCTGCTCAGACGATGCGTTGTTGAAAAATGAAATAGCATCAGAATCGCTCCATCCCCTACGCTCTCTTGGGGATGAATTTTTAACGCCTCTGATAATTTCAGCATCTGTTGACGAGGTTGATACTAAAGCATCATTTACCATTTGTCGGGATAACTGTTGTGTCCGCATCGCTTGCGCTTCCTCTTGCGGACTCATTCCCATTTTTCGAGCGAGATCTCGCTCCAGTATGTGTGCCATTTCATGCGTCGCCGTGTCCGACTGAACGCTGTTCTGAACGTGAAACCCATTTGGGTCAACTCGCTCGCGCTCCGCCCCCCAAAATTTTTGATTAAAAGCAACCCCATTACCATCAGAAAAAGCCACACTATCACTGCTTCCAGTCATCATTCGCATATCTGATGCTGAGGCCACAAAAATTCCGCCATTCGCAAGCCTGTCAGCTAACTCCGGATGGTCAGTTATAACGCCATCTATTTTTGAAAAGCATTCTGCCATTGCTTTTGGGTCTGCATTCCCGATGTCGATCTTATCGTCAGAAACTCCCCAACGTTCAGCTGTATACTTTTCAAGGTTAGATTTCTTTTCTGCCTTAGTTTTCCCAACAAGTTCCGTGCTAAACTTTTCTCCGCTTTTTTTTATCTCCACCAAAAGCAGAATCAAGACTTTTCCCATCATATTTGCCCCAAAGTCCACCTTTAATATTTCCATCATCATCTAGCAACACGCGACTTCCGTTTTCCAAAGTTATCCAATTGTCATTTTTTATGTGTCTGCTTATGCGGCTCGAAGGTAGCTCAACTTGACGTCTAATTAAATTCCCATCTTTGTCATACACCCTTATTGGGTGATATTCTTTTGCTTGCAATTCCATCGTGGATATCATCAATTTCACCTACCGTTGCTGCTCGACTTCAACAATATACCTTCTGTATGTTTTCCCACGGAAAGTATAGTCTGTTGGCTCAAAACTTGTAACTCTAAATTGCGCATTGCGTGAGTACACAACCTCAGCCTCTTCATCGCCATGTGGGGATATGTTTTGCACTGACATTGCACTTCGAGTTCCAGATGTTCTGTCAATAAACATCACCTCGGTGCCTCCTGTGCTGCCTCTCGCCACCATGCAATAATCATCGGCTACGCTTTCATCCGTAGTCCATGATGATACTCCCGCTTGATCTATCGTGCCCCCAGTTGCTTCTGCAACCACGATTGCTTCTAGCAATTCTGGGGTTGCGCTCACCCCGCGATATAGCGCATCTCCAGAATATTGCAAATCTGGATTCTCCTCAATAAATTCGCTAACTTTAACGCAAGATGGGTCAGCATCACGCTCCTCATATTGCCCATATAGAAAATTCTGAAATGCATCCTTTTGGTTATCATTCATCCTATCAAGCAGGATCTCTTTTTGCAAATGCTTTGACGTATCAGCAACTGCCCCAGCTCGTTCCGTTCCTTGGATCTTCTTTCCAATCTCTCCCATCAAATTCCCATCGTCATCAATTCTAACTCTAGTTCCTTTGATAGTAATCCAGTTTTCATTTCTGGCAAAATGAACAATTCTATTGACTGGAAGCGTTTCTCTCATTTTTACCCCACTCCATAATCAAAAGTTCAACTTCCTTTTTGCACTCTTTGCACCAAACGTATATCTTGCCGTCACGCTCTTTAGCTATTACCTTTTTTACGCATGTAGGACATTTTATATCGCTCATGAATCCCTCTTTATTACAATTTGTATATTTTGCGAGTGTTTCTCCTGTGGAGATTTCTCATTTTTAAATACTTTTTATATATTTCCTGCGTTTTCTAAGCTTGCTTTTCAGGTTTGCCCATGGCTTTTGATTCTGCATTGGAAGTTCGCCCTCCGAATCTTCATAAACGCCCATTTCGTCATATTTGGTTTCAGGCACATCAGGTTCAAGTCCTGCCAAATCTCTGATTTCTTCAATCGTTATAACCTTTGTTACTTCTCCGGCATTGCCCACAACAGTTCTTGCCATCCGCACAAGTCTTTCAGTATCGGTTATTTTTTCACTTTTTGACCGCTCAAGCAGCGGCTCCCAGATTATTTCAAAATCAACCTTTTGAATATATCCATAATCTTGTAGCCTTTTTATAAGCGGAATTAGCACACTGTCAGCCGCAAAACATTCTCGTCTTCCCGCAACTCTTGAATGCCACGAATCCTGATCAGAGTTCCCGGCAAGTACCGCTTGTTCGCTGCCCATCAATATTCGATGGGGTGTTCGGCTTCCCGCAACAATTTGATCCATTAGATCATTTACAACACCAGTAGCACCCGGAAATGATGGGGATATTGAATTAACGCTTACACCCTTTAAAAGCATGTTGTGCCGAAGCCCATGTTCGAATTCTTCAAGTTTGGCGTTCATTTCGGCGTTTGCGTCATCAGTGGTCAAAGTTTCTGGGTCTTCTGTAAACACATTTACCCGCCGTGCACCATTTCGATAAATCGTGCGAGTGCTTCCCAGTATTTCAACCAGCTCCATTATGTGATTGTATACCGACTTTAGTTTAGGCGTGCCATTTAATTTTGACGATACGAGATCGTCCGCTATATGTATAACTCTTGTGTGATGTACGCTATAGCTTTCCCTTTTTGTGGTTTCATCGCCTTTTACTGATACTGTGTACATCTCTGGCAATCCGTATCTCGGATTTTTGGTGTCTGTGACAAATCTTGACACCTTTGCTTGCTCTTCTGAATATGCGTCAATCTGCATCAAGTCATATAGACTATCGCTCTTTGATAATGGCTCTTCATATTTTCCAAGCTTGTCACCAATCACGAGAATTGAATACTGTCCAATACAACAAAGTGTGTCGGCTTGCTTTAACGTTTTAATTATTCCATGCTTGTCATTTAGTGCCTTTATCGCTGTCTCGATTACGCTCGGATCATCTGCCTGGTCTGCTTCTGCGTTGATTTTCCTTTTGGTTTTATCTATAGCAATCGGATGTGTGCGCCAAGTCGCATCAACTAAGGCTGTTATGATACGTGTCGCTATGCCCACTCGCTCAAACATAAATTCATAATCTGAATAAGTTAAGTTTTCCGCATAACCCATTTCTAAAAATACTTCTTGAAGCTTTTGAGGTTTGTTATTTAATTTTGAAGCTGCCATTACTCTTGACATTTCACGGATCATACATTTATTCCTTACGCAACTTTTCCAGACCTTACATATTTAGGCATAATCTTGCTCGTCCGAACAAAATATCGTTTTGCATCCATTTGATGGTCTTTGTCCTTAACAACATCATCTTCACCTTGCTTTTTATCACTAAAAACATACCCCTCTATTTCCCGAATGGTATGTTTGCAACAATCATTAATTTTTATCAATCCAAGGTGCAGGGCTGTAGACACGTCTTCCAACCCTATTGCTACTGCATTGTCAGCCAGCCATACATTATATTTTCTGTAAATTGAGTCAATAAATGGTGTTGCTGATGGGTCTACTATAACCGCTTCTATTTTTAATCCATCAACAAATTCATCAAGATCTTTGGCATATTGCGAAACTTCTCTTCTTCCATCTTTTTTGCCTACGTATTCAAAGTCTTTGACCATGTACCAGACGTTTTCACAAAGCCCCCATAATTGCATGGCGAATGGGTTTCGTGCGCCCCAGTCAATTGACACGCTGTATTTAGTATATTTACGTGGTGTTGTCTCAACTACATGTAAATCTCGATTAAAATTAGGGTAAACAAGCCCCTCGGATTGTCTGCGCAGTCCAAGAATGTTCCGAACATACCAAACTGTTCCTTTGGGTATCGATGACGCAAACGCCCTTAACTGATCATCCGACATTGACATATTGTCAACAGGCGTAAAATGCCCCCAGTTATATCCATAACTAGGGTTTTTGCTTTGCATTTGCTCAAAGTGTCTTAAAAAGTCATCGTAATACCAATGTGATTCTGCCAGCGGATTTATCGTGTGAAACACTTTTCGCAATCCACTTGTGCCGGTACGGTCATTCACCTCTTTCAGATAGCTTTCATGACATAAATTCGCTTCCGTGATATATGCCATCCCAAAAGACATACCTTGGAAATAGTCTTTTGATGTTGCGGTTTTACCTCCAGCAATGATTATTACCTTTTCCCCGGACGGTGTATCTATATATACGCATGGCTTATTCTCGAACTTGCCCTTACGCCATAGCTTTCTGCCTTTTGGCGTTGTAAAGTAGTTTTTAACACCATATCCATTGCAGTCAAGTATTATGCTTCCCGCGGCACCTGATGAAACTCCCCCAATCAGATGTATCCGGTCAGGGTGTCGCTCTAGCATCTGGCAAAATATTTGAACCGTAAGAACGTCTTTTGACGATCGCTTGCGTCAGCTTCCCTCGGCAACATTTAGCCATGCATTTTGGCATCTTTGCGCGTAATCATATGCATTTTGTGAAAATGGTGCAAGGGAATTTATATCAATCACCACCTGTGCTAAATTCATATCCGTAATATCGCCCTCGGCTTTTTAAGGCTCTGTAAACGTTGTTTTTAAATGTTTTTTCTGCGCATAATACGTCTTCTATCTGCAATGTTTAGCCATGCATTTTGGCATCTTTGCGCGTACCGGCACCCATTTTTAGAAAATGGTCTAAGTATATTCATCCTCAGAATCCTCAAAATCTTTTATATCTCTATCTGCGGCAACATTTTGGAACATATTGTAATTGCGGTCAAGCCGGTCTTTCATGTCTTCATAATCGATGCGCGTTACGTCCTCAGCAAGTTTTTCTTTCAAGTCAATCTCACGCTCTCTAACTTTGGTCTCACGTGCCTTGATTTTTGTATCAGGGTGGTTGCCTAACCGTTTGTCAATATATTCCACCGCCAAAACATTTCCGGTCAAAGCTTTTCCCAAAAGCGCAACCATCATTAATGATTCATTGTCAAGTCCCTCCGCATCTATGCCCATTTTTTCGAGTTGCCTTATTCGCTCTGGGGTTAATTCAGGCAAACATTTCATGAGTGCTTTTAACTTATCTTTCTCTTTTGCAATCTTGCGCCGAGCCTCCCCTGACGCGATGCCGGCTTTCCGCGCAAGCTCTCTTTGTTCCTCTTTTGTTCGCATATTTTGAGGTTTGAGGTTTTTTGTTCCATCTCTCGGCATATCTCCTCACCGTTTATAACAATCTGTATACTTTCCTTTTGTTTTCCTTTAGGGATTTTCTTATATTTCAACTAGCTTTGATTACATTTTGTATATTCCATGACTTTATTTATAGAAAAACCGCCCTTTCGGACGGTGCTTCTTTTTATTTTCTCAACCATTGCTCATTTATTTGTGTCGCAATATGATACATCATCTTCGGCGGCACGCTCATCCCACAAACATATTTTACGCTTTGTCCACAAAAATCATAGTCTACAGGAAATGTTGAAATCGCTATGCAATCATTGTCTGACAATCGCATCCCATCATGCATTCTAAAGTGACTCCCGCCTGAAATCAAAGTGCTCGCCACCCTTTTGTCCGAATCTATCTTGCTGTTCATTCCGCTGCGCTTGCCGTGGACTCTTTCGTAAATATCGGCTATAGATGCGTCTGTGCGTCTCCGCTGCTTTAGCAAATTCTCATATACCTTGCTTTTTGTGAGCGGAACACCTTTTTCACTTCGCACGCTTCCAAAGCTTATAGGCTCACAATTAAACTCCATTTTTATCTTTGGCAAAACTAAGTCTTTGCGTCCTGCAATGAAAAATACACGCTCTCGTCTTTGTGGCACGTCCATAAACGCCGCATTTAACATAAATATTTGAACATCATATCCTGCATCATCAAAATCATTGATTATTTTATTTACATAGCCTTTTGCCGCGCCTGACGTTAGCCCTTTTACATTTTCTGCGACAACAACTTTAGGCTTTAATCTTTTCGCCAATGCAATATATTCAAAGAATAAATCATCAAGCCGTTGTTTCGCTTGTCCCTCTCTAAATGACTTTACTTTTCCCCAGCTCTTCCCCCTATCTCCCGCCATTGAAAACGAACTGCATGGCGGAGATCCATCTAAAATATCGAGGTCGTATAAGTCCTTGGGCAGGTCAATGCTCTCAAGATTTCTTATGTCCATATGATAATTATACTTTGGGTTATGGTTTTTCACATACATTGTGTTTATTTTTTCATCTATTTCACAGTTCCCAAGAACCTCAAACCCTGCAAGTTTGTATCCCATTGTAGACCCGCCGCCACACGAAAAACAAGAAAACACTTTACCGCCATTGCTTGATGAGTAATCAGCAAATTGCCGGCTATATTTATTCATTAAATCTAAACCCACAGCTTGGACATTCGTGTTCGAAATTGTCATTCATATAGTCATTTTTATTAAGCTCTTTGCTTTTATTGACGCCTATTTTCTCAAAATTATCAAAGTCAAACCCAAAATCAGCCATGTCAAATACATCGCACAACCCATCTAGCTCTAAATCAAGCAAGCCAAAATCCCATTCTGCAATTTCCGTAACTTTATTATCCGCTAACCGATATGCTTGAATTTGCGCCTCCGTCAAATCGTCAGCTATTACACAGGGAAACTCTTTCAATTTTAGCTGTTTTGCGGCTTTGTATCGGGTATGACCTGCAACAATAGTTCCGCCTGCATCTATAACTATTGGCTGCTTTATGCCAAACTCCTTGATGCTGTTCATCACATATTCAACCGCATCATCATTTTTGCGTGGGTTTTTGGAGTATGGCTTTATTTCCGATAATGGCTTGATAACAATGTTCATTATATTGCCTCTCCTCTCGCTCCGTCTATAACCCTTTTAACACTTAAGCGCCCCCACATCGAAATATGAAAGCGCTTAAAGGAGAAAAGGAATGTTATCACATGGTCTACATTCAACCACGATAACATTGTATCACTAGATTTTGTCAAGTCAATCTTGAATTAACATGATTTTGCTTGATTAGACTTTATTTCTATGGTATTTTTATATGTTTATTGCTCAAAGTTTGCGTTAAATTCATTTAATGCTTGCCTATGTAGCTTGTGTGCAGTATTTGCACATACTCCCATCATCCCTGTTCGATCATTCCAAATTTGTGCTGCAATTTCATCCCACGACAAGCAGAGTACATATCGCTGATGCAAAATTTCTTGCATTCTTGCATCACTTACATGCTCCACTATTTTTTTGTTTGTCTCTATGCTTATTTTTAAGATTTCAGCTTTTAGCGCTTCGCACTCCGTGCGCACATCAGCCATAGGGTTTACCAGATTGTCTAACCCGGAATCAAAATTGCTCTTTGTTTTGATTTTCCCTAGCTCACTTGGATTAATTGATACAGCGCCATTGTAAAGGTCATGATATTTAAGCAGCTTTGCAGATAGTCTTGATTCAAGCCTATTTATTTGCGTACTCGCGTTTTTAAGATAACTAATCATCTTGACAAAATCCTCGACTTTCGATAAAATTAATTGGCGCATTTTATCTCTAGCCCTCTCCATTGCCGTGGAGGGGGTTTTTACCCAAGCATTTCAATCATTTGCATTCAGGGTTTTCGATGTCCTCACTGCCTTTCAAAAAAGCTGACCAATCCATACACTGACCGCAATCGACGCAATAGTTCTGCTTGTAGCGCATCGGTTCTTTTGATTTTCGATGACGTTGATGGACGATATTTCCGCAACTGGGACAACGGTAATGCTCAAACTCGTAATCAACGCCGCTTTCGTCAACTGTTTCACATATCACCGGCTCTGCACAGGCGCGGTTCATCGCGCCCAGTGCGAGGACATATATTGCACATAAATTAGCGTCGTCGAACGCAAACGGAGAAACATTCGTAACCGCGACTCCGTTGTGATTCATTATGTGTCTGGCCTGTTCTATGGTTAAGTTCTCCACTCAAATCCATCCTTTCTGTGGGTTGAAACGCCCTGTAGTCCTGCGGTAATATCGTACTCAAAAATCGGGTATCTTTTCGGGTATAGATGACTCATTGTCACGCATCCTCACCCCTTACGTATACAGCCGTTCCAGTCGGGCGTTCTTCGCATCCAACAGCGTAATGCACCTGACACCCGGCAATAATCAAAATATCATCAACCACAGCAAACCAGTTCGCGTAATTATGGGGCTTAACTCCTAAGAAGTCTTCAGACTTGCATATCTCAACACTCCCCCACGCTGCCTTATAGGTCTGCCCGTCCGGCGCGTAAAACCAGTCGTCAGTTGTAATCAAAAACTTTCTTCCGAAAAGGGCGGCTACTGGAGGCGGTGTCGCGACGATAAGTTGTGCCTC